CATAAGCACAATTCTCCTCCCATAAAGTTCCTTTGCATTGTTGTATATAACAAGAGTGGTGTTGATTTAGTTTCTCTTGAATATAAGGTACTAACTTTTCAAACAGCATCCATAGAATATCTCTTACTCCGGGACCATTATAGCATCATCTGACCTCAAAGTCAAGCCTTCGGACCTTACGCTTGCGACGTTCTTCCTGCCACATAAGGTCCTCGTTCTTAAGAACATTGGTGGTTGGTTTGTAGTCAGTATTGGTTAACATCACCACTTGAGAAAGGTCTCGTGCCGTGATAATGCCGTTGCGAATGGTTGCCATGTTGCCGCAACCACAACTTACCGATTTACCAGAATATGCCTCAATCTCACGATTACAGCATCTGCAGTGAATTCTAATGTTTTCCATAGTTTAATCTCCGTTTCCGTCGCCTCCATCACCAGAACCAGATTTACTCCGGGAAGCAGCTTCTCCAGCCTTGACTGTTGTTGCTTCTCCTGTTAAAGGATTATAAATCTTATGTTTTGGAGTTCCTTTGTACTTTATGAGCTTATGTGCCCTGCTCTGGAACTGTTTAAAGGACTTCATTGATATATAGCAGCTTTATTTTATGTAGGTATTAAAAAGCGCCTCTTATGAGACGCTGTTGGTTCTTATTGTTTGTAAAGCGTCTAAACGAATTTGAATCGTTACCTGGACCTTGGAGGGGTCTAATGCTACCGTTACACCATAGACGCATTAAGTGGGACCGAAGTCCCTTGGTGGTTATTTAGTTCTTATACTTCAACATCACCATCTTTTGATTCTTTTGCTCCATCACGAACAAAAGTGAAGTCACACTTCTCTGTCCAGGATTCAAAGCCATTATCACATAGTTCATCCACTTGAGGAATGGTAAAATCAACCTTCTCCGTGCTCATTGGTTGGACTTGACCAGAACAGAACTTACTGGACTCTGCTGTTCCTGGACCAATAACCTTAATGACACCACAAACTGCTCCGGCGGTCTTTCCGGTGTTTGTAAAAGCACAATTGCCCTGACCGAATCCATTCATCACACATTCTTCTGTGATGATGGGTCGGTTCTCATGAGCTTGTTGTTTTACGTGATTGGAGTAGGCCCAGAAGCTCTGCAGGCCAAAAAGCAGAAGGGCGGCTGCTCCTCCCCCTAGAAAAATGTAGTCAGTGGGCTTGTCTGGTTTCATTTGTTTTGGTTGAGGCTCTGGGTATTATAGGACACTGGTGGGTGGTTTGTCAAGGGGTTGCTCAAAATAAATAAAAATAAAAGCTTTATGAAAACATTTAAGCAGTTTATGGAAGAATTTAGATATCTTCCTAAAGCAAAAATGGACAGAAAAATAAAGGATAGAAAAGATAGAGGGGAAGATAATACAAGTAAAACCCAAAAAATAAAATTGGTAAGAAGAATTTTAGGTAAAAATACCAATCTCACATCATCAGATATCAATAGAAATGCATCTAATGCTTCTGCAATTTTTAACAAAAGAACAAAAAATATTGAGTCAACTCCAGAAAAAGCGCAACATTATGTAGACACCACAATAAAAACTTCAAAAAAACAGAAAGATATTATTAAGACTATGGATTTAAAAAGCAATAAAAAGAATCCCACTGAACACGATAAACTCAAAAGAGAATATGAATTGGCAAAACAATCTGCAAAAAATCGTTCTGAAATAGAAACAAAAAGAGTTATCAATGCAAGAAAAAGACTAGAAAAAGCATATTCAAATACTTTAGATGAAGAGTTGGTGTTTGAAGATAATGAGATTGCTTTAGACTTATTAAATATGCTTCAAGAAAGGTGCTCTAAAGTCCTGAAAGAAATCAATGAAAATTCTTGATTCACGGGGTTTTGTGTGAAACTGTTGGGTGTGTTGGTTCTTTGACTGGGGCTCATAAGACTCAACGTACTTCCTGAAGCCAAAGCATAGTGCAGGTAGACTCTTATCATACCCCGTAATCCCACAGAATCCATTAAAGCTCCCGGCTTCACGGTAAATCCTATAAAGTTCAGTGTAATACTGAACATTATCTTCTAGTTTCTTTTGTTTATACTTTTCAACACTTATTAGATTACTTGGGTCTTGGGCACTTATAGGTCCCTTAAGGAATCGGTAGTTCTTATGGGAATCTCTTTTTCCAGATAAAACTTTTTTGATTTCCTCTGGTATTAGATTATGCTCAATACCATATTCACCTAGATTATCCGTCTCGTAAATCTGCCCTGTTGGAGCGATAATGGTATAGATTCCAGTGAGTTTGTTGTCGCATACTCTACCTTTATGATAACCTTCTGGTATGGGTTCATCTTTCCCGATGCGATAAGAGCCCTCAGCGGTCCCATTCGTAATCCAAACTTTACCATATTGAGAGTTCTTCTTTCCTTGTTGGTGGCCGATTTGTTTAAACTTTTCTTTTTTCCTCTGTAGTACTTCTGGTGTTCTGGCAGCTTCCACGCCAAGCAAAACCTTCTCATACACAATCTGCTCCTTATCAATAATACCAGCTAATGCTCTCCAAGCAATACTATCTTCCATGTTGCCCCAAAGTTGGAAGTTGCAGAAGTGGAACATTGCGTGTTGGGTTACCGTAACCTCCACAAGGTTTTCTGGCGCATTGCTTCCACCCATGTACCTTGGGATAATGTGGTGCTTATGCATTAAATCTCTACTGCCACACATGGCGTTATGCTCCTTGAAACGAGTGACAATCTTATTTATACTAAAAGGACCCTTGCGGGTCCCCTCCTGAAGGATGTCACTCGTTTCAGGTAATGTTATTTATGTGTTTAACAGGCGTACCTCGACTTGAACGAGGAATGAGGAGGTAGAAACTCCTAGTGATGTCCATTTCACCATACGCCCTTATAAGAACCAACCCAGTCCCATAAGAACTGGATTGGTCTAAACAAGGTCGGTGAGGTATCTCCTTTCGGTTCCCATTCTCCGTTTACTTTCCTTTCCTTGTTCTAAGGACTGAACTATTAAGTAGGGTTCTCATAGGCTCCCGGTGGCCACCAAGAACAATAAGAACCAAACAGGCGCCGTTCAGTCCTGTTTAATGTTGGCTGCTTCAACTCAACCAACGAAGTTCTGACCGACGAGAATCAGAACAAACTCATAAGGGTCCTGAAAACCTTACGAGGTATGTAGCCAGGCTGCCTGACTACTTATGTATGGTAGCACATGACTGCTGGGCTGTCAAGTGCTCCGGTGGTGGTTAGGAATCCCTGACCACTCACTTATGATAGCACACAAGGTTCTGGTTGTCAACCCTCGCCGGATGCTTCCTTGCGAGCGGTTTTCTCTTCGGTGATTTCGGCCCGACGAGCCTTGGCTAGTTTGGCAATCTCTAGGAGAGCCTTACGAGCCCGAGTACCGGCAGCACCATTGCCGGCAGTGAACTTTTCGTCCTCCACACGGAAGGTCTCAAGAGCATCTAGAAGTTGTTGTGATGTAGTAGGTTCCATTTTTCAAATCATTGTAAACCGTCAGTATTTATACAGTTCTCGGCCCAGGGTGCGCAGATACGCATAGGAGGTCCTAGAGCCTTACAAGCCTCTGTATAACACTCTTCTGTATTAGGTTCTAGGTCCATAATGATTGGTTGATACTTCTTATCTGCTTCTCGTATGATTGCATCATACTCTGGTGTGACCTTCTCAATGGCTCTATCAACATCCCGAGTGATTCTTCTCTGGAGCTTCTCTGGGTCCTTGATGATAAAGTCGTTTACTGGACTTTGAGGATTATGCTTTCTTTGGACTTCATCAAATAAGTCCCAGAGAGACTTTTCATCAATTTGAGTGCATCTAGAGACTGATGCGATTATGGTTGTTAAAATCAACCCAATAATAGCATACTGTTTTATGTTTGGTTTCTTATTGCCGAAGTTGAAGTTAAACACGGTTTATGGTTATTTATGAAAAAGGGAGGCTTTTTGGGCCTCCCATAAGAATCAACCGATTACACGATAACAGACTCTTGCTACTCCTTGACTTGGAGATGCAATGGCAGCAAAAGAACCATAAGACATATCCAGGCCCCGACTTGCGATGAATGGACCCCTGTCATTGACCCTGACCACTACAGAGCGACCTGTAGATGGGTTGGTAACTCTTAGACGAGTACCAAAAGGGAGATAAGGGTGAGCCACAGTGTTTCCATAAGCATTAAATGTCTGACCACTTGCGGTCAGTCTGCCATGGAAGCCATCTCCCATCCCATAAAACGATGCGGAAGTGCAACTAGCAGCTTCTGCTCTCATAGGAATAAGAAGCGAAGAAGCCAGTGCCAGAATTGAAAGTGCTTTAATCATAATGTTTTCCTCAAGAATCAATGGTCTGAATCTCAAACTTATTGAGATATTGGCGTGCATAATGTTCCCTAGGGCCTTTGATACCCCAGAAATATTTACAAAACTCTACCATACCAAAACCCACTCGGAACATCATCGGTAGAATTTATATACTTATTATCTTTTCCGTTTGTAATCCACCTTTTACCATAACAAGGATTTTTTTCTCCAAGTTTTGCTTCAATATGTTTTCTTTTTGTTTCTGGATTTTGGTGAGATTTAATCGCCATTTTTCTATGTTTTTCAATCATTTCTGGACGATTATGCACCAATTTTGCAGTCCTCCTCATTTTCTGTTTAATTTTAGGTTTATTCAAAGATTTAATCAAATTGGTTCTGGCCTTTTCTCTGTATTCAGGATTGCTCATAGGATTATAGCTTGTTTTCATTAACTCACGTCTTTTTTCATTTGCTTCTTTACCTGGACCAAGTGTACAATAAAACTTTGTTGAGGTTTGTTTTGCTCTATTGGCAAAATGGGGATTTTTATCCACATCGTAAAAATTGTGGAGAGTTATTTCTGCCTTAAGTGCCTCCTCGGCGGTTTCAAAAGTTTCTAAAATAATCTTCTGCGTTGGATGAAATGATTTATCGTGAAAACTACCAAAGTAGTTCACATCTTCTTCGGGATTACATTTGCACTCTCTTTTTCCGATGTATCCTCTTCCATATTCCTCATAGGAATAATACACATAAAAGTGCTTCATTTTTTACTCCAACTTGCTGACATTTGCTATTTATAATGGAAAGGAGTGCCGAAGCACTCCAATCTTGCCTGAAAGTGTCAGCAAGTCAGGCAAATCTATTTATGATTCAACTTTCATTACAATTAGGCGATTTGCATAATCATGAGCGTATTCAGTTCTAGGACCCTTATGGCCCCAGCGAATCCACTTACGAGCAAGTCTCATGTAATCATTAATAGATTTTCCTGGAGTTTTCATCCCACCCTCAATCATTTTCCAATCCCCTTCGTAGATAATGTACTGCAATTGAGTATCAAGACTAGAAGGGTCTCCATTTATGCGAGCAGCAAATTTTCCAAGACCATTATACCTAGGAGCATCGGTAAATTGGATCAATCCATATCCACCGGAATAACACTTATGATAAGGAACTCTCGCACCACCTTCACAAATGTTTGGTATAAATGTGGACTCTTGGCGAATATTGCCCATAATGGTTGCTAGAGCATTCTTATCCGTGATTCCTTGGGTTTGAAAAAACTCTAAGGCTCTTTTTTCGTTTTCATTACAACCTTTACAGATTACCCTTGTCTCTTTTGGTTTTTCGGGCTCAACAACCTCTCTGGTCGCTGTTTGAGAGTTCAGGGCAACTTGGGTGTTGATTGAACTCTGTGGCAGTGTTGCCATATTGGTGGTGACCGTTGCCATAAGAGGCAAGGCTACAGTAAAGAAATTTAGCATTTAGTTTAATAGAAATCAGCATCTGTTTAAAAGATGGGGTACACCTCTTTCTCAAGAGGCATCTTTCACAGCTCTAAATCACGTTGTCACTTTCTCATAATGAGCTGCCCTACTCATAATAGGGTCTTGAGCATAATAATGAGAAATTATTTAGTAATCTCTCTAACCAGTGGGCTTACTCATCCACCGATGATGCCACCACTCCTTGCCGGACCAGTTTTCTTGAAACCATGGCGACTAGCTATTCTTACATCCCTTGGTTCTTTGATGTCACTTCTACGAACATCAGAAGTAGTGCCGACAGAACTAATAGGAGTGTCACTAAAAGTTGCATATCCAGTATTGACTCTTTGAGTCCCTTGTCTCCTGGTTCTAGTGTCCGTTGTTTCTCGTCTAGGGTCCCTTGTATTTGCTAGAGCATTTACTTGAGTCAATCTTTTTCTTAGTTTTGCTGCTCTGGGCATAAGGGCCGGATTAGTTCTGGAACTAGCTGCTAGTTGTGCTGCTTTTTGTGTGGCAGTATCTCTCGGGCTCTTTTTGCTACCCTTAAGAGTACCCGTGTTCCATCTAACTTCGGCTTCTTCTAAAAACTCTCTAAAGGTCTTCATAAGAGACTTTAGAAGTATTTAGTTGTCAATCTGCTCTAGAGAGATATAGTCAATACGCTCTACGTTCTCGGGAATGTGAATCCACTCATAAAACTCTGCCTCCAGTGCCCGAGCATTCTTATGACGGTCTGCCTCGTGAAGAGACTCAATCTTGTTCACAGCCCAATCCCTAGCATGGGACAGGAACTCGTTTTCAATCGTGGTGTCCAAAGGTGGTTTGTTTTGCAACTGAGGTAACTCTACCACATCTGGCTGGCCTGTCAAGTACTCATAAGTACTCCTTATGAGACTCAAGAACCTAGATAGTAATAATGGCATTATGAGAATGACCTGGAAGTATAATAATGAGGACTTTACTGAAGTTCCTAAGGGAATGGAGGGGTTTGTTTATTTGATTACGAATCTCACCAATAATAAGAAGTACATTGGTAAGAAGACCTTTTGGACTCGGCAGAAGGACCGTAAGACCGGAAGGCGTAAGACTAAAGAATCTCCATGGCAAAATTATTGGGGCTCATGTGATGAACTGATTGCCGATGTCAAAGAACTTGGAGAGGATACGTTTCTTCGTGAGATACTGTATCTATGTCCTCATAAGAAGTCTATGAGTTTTTATGAGACTATGGAGCAGTTTAAAAGAGATGTGATTCTTCGGGAAGATTATTATAATACTAACGTAGAAGGAAAGTTTTTCTCTAGTGAGGTTGAGAGGATTTATAGTCTTGTGGAGAGTCATAAAAAAGAGGGCTTATGATGGCCCTCTTGGATTTTATTAGTAAGATATTGATTATCAATCAGCCGGGCTTTCCGCTCCCCGTCTAGTTCCACGTAATGGATAATCATATTCAGAATCACGTTCAGCCCTTCGGCGGCGGAGGTCACTCAAACGGCGCATATACGATTTAGTGCTACTGTGTTCAGATGGGGTGTTTCTCTTCCTTCTTGCAAAGGCTTTAGTATCTTGGCGCAGCTTTTGACTAACTCCAGCTTTTTCCAACTCTTTATCGACAATTTTATCAATCTTGGCTTCAAGAATCCCATCACGCCACTCTTCACTCATGTTGGCCATAATGGTAGTAGCGTCCTCTACAGTCTCGGCATAACCTTCGTCCAGAAGGTGCTCAAGAACCACATCATAAAGGTCATCAGTTTCTACTTCTTCAACAAGATAAGACT